CCGACGATCTGTGTGTTGCCTCGGTCAATTACGCTGTTTAAGCGGGACAACTTAGAGTTATTGTAATCGTCAATAATCTGCTGGTCGGAGACTTGGAAGTTTAACATCGTGCCAAGGTCAGACGATCCGTAGTTACGGCCAGCGGAAAGTTGGGCGAGGGCTTGGTTGAATTGTGGGCCAGCAGCCCCATTAGACACGCTTCCTGATCTTCCTCCAACCAATGATTGAATTTGATCGGAAAGTAAATTATATTGCGATTCTCTGGATAGAATTGGACCAATTTGATCATCAATTTTCTCCTGTATTTTTAAGTCTGTTAATTTTGATTTGCCATCTTCCAAGGCCCTATCAAAATAATATCTGCCATCACCTACAGCATAATCTTGGGGATTAAGCCCCATAGATTGGATTCTTAGGGCAACTTCATTTTGAGCCATGGGTCCAAACTGATTATCATTTGAACCCTTTTTATTACTGCGAGAAGTGTAGTAATTAAACCTAGAAGTTCCGCTGTCTTGTGGACGCAAATTTACAACCGCTAGTGCAGCCGCTAATTCTTTTGATGTCATTACGTTTTAACTTCTAAGCCTGGATTGCTGATATTTGTGCCAACCGTACCATAAAAGTCTACTGGCCCTGGCTGGCGGTTAAACGCCACGCTTGACTCAACCGATCCGTATGGGCTAGTGCCGTAAAGACGCTCAAACTGGCGGGTCATCTGGTCGCCTAATCCTCGGTTTAAAGCATAAGCCTGCGGGCTAGTCTCATACTGCCTACGCAAAGACTCCAGCGTGCGTTGCGGTCCGTACTGCCGTTCTAGTTGCATCCCAGCCTGCACCCCTGCCTGCTGGTCAAGAGCCGATAATTGGCGTTCTAGCGAGCGTTGCTGGGGTACGTATTGGACTCGTAGCTTGTTCTCAAGCGCAGCCATAGCTGGAGCCTTCTCGATATAGGTATCAATGTTAGTGCGATAAGCCGCCGCATTAGCCTGCGCTACCGCTGCCGGATCGGGCGGGGGCGGGGGTGCGGGAATGGAAGGTCCGCCACCCATTAGAGTATAGCCTTTCGCATAAAATTCATGTAGTCGTAGCTCCTTGGTTTGCCCAAACGATTAAAGGTGATCCGTCTGCGAGGACCGAAACGCTCCCACAGGAGCAACAGCAGACACCTCAAGGATTTAGCACCTTTCGAGGATATAGTCAAATCCACGAACACATCTTCCCCATCCTCGCTATGCACATAATGGTCAGGCTTTTGCCCATCCTTAATGCACCTAGCTAAAGCCACCCCAGCTATCTCTTCCCCGTCCTTGACTATGCCCACCATGTCCTGCTTCTCAAACCAGCCGTACCATTGCGCTAGGTTAGGCCACATTGACTCCGGCACGCCACTCTCTTCAATGTACTCTATGGCGGTCATATCGTCTTTTGCACCTCAATCGTATCGGGATTGGCGGCTGCGGTAATCTGCCTAACCGCCATCTTGTTTGCCTCAGAAGTAACGCTGATGTTAAGCAACCGCCACTTCTCATACGCACGCAGATCGGAAGCAATGCGTTTCTTAACCGAGGTAGGCAGGACGGCGGGCAGGACAAAAGGCAGTACCAACACCGTGCTGGCAATGTTTAGGTTGGTCTGTACGTCAATATCACCCACATCGCTGTCCCGTTGGATGGCGATGGTGGCATTGCTAGAAAATGAATCGTCAAAGATGATCTCGAAATTGCTACCATGTTTTTGAGCAAATGGATCGCCAAAGTCCATGTCGCGGGTGCGGACAGACGAGCTAAAATCAAACGTGCCAACACTTGTGCCGTTGGATTGTATGCCAAAGTCCACGTAATCTGAGGACGTGGTTTGAGCGGGAGTCTTGTATCCGCTGTACTTGTTAATCTGGCCAGTAGTCAATTTCATCATTAAACGCAAGCCTTCGCTTTCAAAATTGGTTAAGGCAAACTGCATTACCTTCGGTGTCCAAGTCCCCTCAAACGCACTTAGGATTGTGTTATAGACCAAGATCGTGTCGTTAAAGTTATTGGCGGCTGTAGGTACGGCTAGTAGATACCTATTGTCGTAGTAGGCGGCTGTGCTAATCCCAATCTTCCCCGTATTGATTTCTTGGATTACGTCTTTAACCACTTCCGAGATAGGCAAGCCGACTGAGGTAAAGTCATCCGAAGCAGACCGAATGAGCGATCTGATGCCATCGTCAGACAAGAAGAATATGTCAGCCCCTACCTGGATAGCTGATGCCCCCGCCACGCACCCGATGTTATTGGAAATGATCGATATAGTCCAATCAGCCGCACTGGTCATATCGGGCGGGATGGTGACTTGGAATATCCTGCGCCGCTTAAACACGATAATGCGGTTCTCAAAATAAGGCACAATAGCGGTGATCTCATCGCCATCATCGCCGTTAATTACCACGCTGTTTGTCAAGGCCCACACGGAGGGATCTAGGATGTCTGAGGCGTAAAGTGTATTGCGGTTTAATCCAGAGCCAACGCCAAACAATCTGTTACCAGCATTGATAATTGTCTGTAACCCTTGGGGCGGTGGGCTGGCCGTAGCCGTCGCTGTAGCTCCAGAGCCGTTACCAATAATCGTAACTGTAGGGGTGTAGCCGTAGCCAGAACCGCCATCCACTACCACTACTCCTGTGACCGCTCCGCCCGCTACGGTGGTAATTAGGGTAGGCAATTGCCCGCCCCAGTTAGGCCCGGTAATAATAGCAGTCGCGCTGGTGTACCCAGAGCCTGCGGTTGTGACGGTGATTGCTCTTACCTTACCACCCTGCCGTTGAACAATGTTGCCATCAAAGAAGTGTAAATCGTCATCGCCATCTGCCAGAAACATCTTGTTGTTAAACTGCGCCATGGAAACTTTGGCGGTATAGGCCACAACATAACCATCGGCAAACTGTTGGACTTCCGCATCCCAAGTCCGGTTGACCGCACTCCAAAGTTCATCGGCAGGATGGAGATCGGCTGTGCCGTTAGAATCAATCGTGTACAGCCTGCCTTGGGTAACAGTAACCAAATCTTCCGTGCCGGTAGTATCGTAGTAAGCCATCCCACCAATCGAACCTTCTTGGGATGTAGCGGTCGTATTAAAGCTAGTTACCCCGCGCCGAGTCTCCAGATTGCCCTTTGGGGAAAGGGTCATGTTAACCAACCGTTGTACTTGGTTCTGCGCTAACTGGTCAGATTGGAGTCCGCTGGCTTGTCCGCCGGTAAAGGAGCGGATACCATCAAACGCCAACACATCGTCGGTGGCATCTATGAAATACGCCATAGCGGTTAGATAATCTCTTCGATGCCTAAATCACCCAAGCCAACTGGGGTAATCTGCTTCATCCCGCCGACCTGGGAGAGTTCGTAGTTGGCCATGCTCGCAAGATCCGAGTTAGCAGCCTGCGTGACAACCTGCGCCTTGCCGTACTGCCGTTCCCGCTCCAAGGCATCCGCATGGGTCAGAGCCAGAACAACGTGGCTGACGTGGGGGAGGCGCAGTTCATCGGCAATCGCGTTGGCCGAAGGAGGAAAATCTACGACTAGGTTAGTGCGGGTTAGGCATTGCAACTTTTGCACCACCAAGAGCGTGTTGGTGCTGGTGGTTTGTAGCTTGGGGTAGAGGTCTAGCTCGGCGGTTCCGCCGGTGTTACGCCCCTTGAAATAGTAGAACGCTGGCGTGCCAGTTGTGTCCTCGTCCAACAAGTTAGCGTCTTGGCTGACAATGGTAGCCAGATCCATCGCTTGCAACTCCGAATCGTTATAGGCTACCGACAACGGGTTCTCCACGTTGGAGCCAAGGGAGACAGTTCTGCTGGCCGTGCCAACCGAGTAGGTGGAGGTGGTGACAGTCTCGCGCCAGGCAGCAAAGTTCCAGACTCGGCGGTAGTTTAGCGAGGCTGACTTTTGCAGGAAGGTTAGCGTATCGGCATCGGTCTTGCCAATCTTCTCGCCTGCGTATTGGGCGATTTCAGTTAGGGTCATTTATCCCTCTGTGGGCTCGTCAGCAGGAAGCGGAGTGTTGCCTTCGGCCAGCCATTTAACGAATTCAGTGTTTAGCTCCCTATGAATAAAAACGTTGTCACTAATACGCAGAGCGTATTCATTTGACTCGCCGTTTGACTTTAGGAGAAGTTTATATTGTTCCATATTATAATTCCGCATCGATGGTTAGGTGATAAGCAAGCTCGTTTGCCGCTGTGGCTGGAACAATTGTCCTAAACATGGTTTGTTTTGAGGATGTAGAACCAGCACCACCATTAATTGTGGCAGCATAATTAGTTGAGTTGCTGAAGTTTCTTATAGACCCAGCAACCCCTGTTGGCGTTATAATTGAAACAGTCGAAGGAACTGCTCTCATTTCAACCATGAGTCTATCATTCAAGTCTTGGAATGTCCCAGTAGCTATGTAGTTTATTGCCCCAACTGTTGTAGCGGTACCAGGAGCTGTACCTAGATCATAGGTTTTTTGGTAATACCTCTGACACAACGCCAACTCCGCCCCAATCGGCCTGCGCTCAAAATCGGTTGCGGTCGAACCTTGTTCTAGTTGGACGTTATCAATCGTCCAAGTTCCGCTGGTTTGCGCTCCAACTGTAAACACAATTTCAATGCCGGTAGTAGCGGCTGAAGGAACTGAGATTTGCGCGCTGTAGGTAGTCAGCGTGGATGTAACAGTAAATGTTCCAGTAGCAATCTGTGTTCGGGTTGGGCTGGCAAGTGTGCCAAAATTATCGGTGGTGTCGGCGCGAAATGCAGTCCAGGTAACTGTGCTTAACAAGCTATTGGCGAGTTGGACAGATAGAGTGGCTGTAGATCCAGCAAGATCAGTTGTATTGGTTGCCTCAAGCCTTGTCCCAAATCCAATAGCCGTAAC